TTATGATCTACGATTCAATCTAATTACCCTATTTAAGCCTATCCTATCAAATATTTCTTGCTCGACTCTCATTAACTCCTTAACTGTATCTATATAGTCTTTTATCACTGCCGGACGATCATAATCAAACTCCTCAAGCATTTTCTCTAAGGACGACAAATTCCTCTTTATGTCACCATCATGCATCAATAACGCTCTTGGGATTCGATCCGACAATTCTTCATAATATTTTGTTGGACTATTTGCCAATTCTTTTATTAAGCTAACAGGTATAAAGTGTTCTGGGTCACGGAGCATAACTTGCTGAGACCTTAATAAATCTAACATCTCTTCTAAAATTTTTTGCTGGTCTAAGCTTTTTCCTTTCTTTTTTTCTCCTTCTTCCGTTGAAATATCCTCTATTCCTTTTAAAGCTGTATCTATCTCATTCCAACTAAGTTCAAACATTTTTTTCAATCTTGTCTCTTCCAGCGCATTTTCTCCAAGCGCTTTATTCATAGACTGAAATAATTTATACATATCGTCTCTATCAACACTTGTCATTTGGAACTGCAAAATGGGACTATTAGAAATCTCCGAAGGCAATAAATTAAACAAAAAAGGACATACTTTACTTTTATCTATCGCTTTAGATAAAGCGCCCGCCTCAAAATTCAGCCATGCAGAATTCAAATTATCTTTTGTTACACACAAAATACCGAATTCAGCCGCCTCTAATTCTTTCGCAATGTCAGTGCTCCACCTTGCGCCTTTATCGATATCATCTGAAGAGAAATATGGTTCGATATCTTGTATTACACAAGGAATCCACTCTTTTAAAACCTTTGCCACTTCAAAACTTGTTTTCCCAGACCAGCTTATAAATACTTTCATCTTTCGTCTTTCTCCCCATGTCTCAAAACCATTATATTCCATGAAAACACCTCTTTTAGTATACTATATTTTTATTAATAATCAATATATTTATGCAGAAAACGCCCCGCAAATGCAGGACGTCTTTACTTGGTTTATGCAAGAGTAGGGGGAAGAGCCGCAGGCGCTTTGCCTTTTGGCTCTAGTATTATTATACATGTGCGTTTTGTGCTTTGTGTGCGTTTTCTAAATAATCATCAATTTTTCTACTTATGCGACTTCTGTCTAAATGCACTGCCTTAGCCACATCCTTTTGTCTGCGCCCATCTATGAAGCACATCCTGAAGATCCGCCTTGTAATGCTATCAGTTATCGCTTCCACCCATTCCTCTATCTCCACACATTCCTGCTCCAGCTGCTCCTTCCGTCGCTGATCCCGACACTGAAGGCGATCATACTTCTCCTTGTCAAATCCTACCACGCCCTGTAGCATGGGGTATCCCTTGCTGTAATCAAAGATTACGTCATTCCCGATCAACCCCTCATCTCTCCATCGGTTTTTGAGTATGTAATCCAGCTCCAGAATCTCATCCTTTTTACTCCGGTATCCCTGGAGCAATTCCTTCGTTATCTCCATCCGCATCACCCCTTAATCCACATCGTCTCTGTAAATATTCCCACGCTGCCTCTCGCCGGATCTGCTGCCCCTGCGCTCGGATCAGCGCGGCAGCACTTGGTTTGTTTGTGTTACTCAATGTATCATCTCCTTTTTCGGTCTGCCTCGTTTCCGTGATCCGTCTTTTCCCGCATCGCTTTCCATTTTTACCTCTCCATTAAAATCAACTTAATTCAACCGATCTAACGGACATTCGCCGCTCTCTCGTTGCATATCACACTCGCCGTAGTCGTCTATCGTATTTCTGTACTCACAATAGTTTTCGCAAATGTCCTCACAAACCTCTTCAATGATCGTTACTGTGCTTTTTGTTTCATCTTTCATCTCCGCTCTCCTTTCACTCAACTCGTGAATGACTTAAACAAACCTAATCTGCCCACTTCCTTCTTCCTCTGTTCGGAAGTTCGGCAACCGTTCTCCAACCTTCAGATACGGGCAGTTTGCTCCTACCAGTTTCTGTGCCATAATCGGCACAACACTGTTCCCAATCCGTGCCACCTGTTTTGTAATCGGATATGATTTCCACCTGTAATCCCGGTCAATGATGTAATCCTTCGGAAAGCCCTGCATCAGTTTCAGTTCTTCCGGTTTTAGCATCCTGAGGAAGATGTCATTCAGGATATACTTTTCCCCCTCAATATCCAACACTACATTCACCAGTCCGAAATGCCCCGGCGATGTTGTAATGGTGTGTAACGGTTCATCGCATTCCTGTCCGATCCCGCTTTTATAGAACTTTGTAATAAATGCAGTTACAAGTCGGTTATGATCCACAGTTGTTATAGTACTACACGGATTACTCAAGTCGCTCCCACAGCCTGCATAATTCCCGCCATATGCCTTGTCCAAATATGAAACAAACAGTTTTCCCCCATCCTTTACAATATATGGTGCAGGATTTTCAATGATATATTTTCGAATTCCGTTTGCAATTCGCTTCATAGTCGCATCTGCCAGTGGCTTCGGTCTATCAAATATAGACCGTCCCAAATCAGACCAGTCTATGTAATCTCCGCATGCCTTCCAGTGTGGTTCTCTATCCTTGAAATGTGTCGGTGCCGGCCAGACAATCTCCCGACCATCCCGCCGGAATATTGCGTACCAACGTTTCCGTGTTGTAGGCGCTCCATAGTCTGCTGCCACAAGCTCCCGGCAGTCAAATACATATCCGAGAGACTTCATGGCTGTTATGAACTTCTGATAATCCTCTCCGCGGCGCTCCTTGATCGGATGTCCGTCTGCGTCAAGCGGGCCCCACTGTTGAATCTCTTCCACGTTTTCCATCAGGATTATATCCGGTAGGATAGCCTTCGTATGCTTATACACGGCCCACGGAAGGATCCTTAGACCTCTCTCACGGGGTTTCCCCCCTTTCGCCTTGCTATGGCTCGTACAGTCCGGCGATGCCCACATAAGAGCCACATGCCGACCTTTCACATATTTTTTCAGATCCACCCTAAAAATATCTTCTGTCAGATGTAATGTATTCGGATGGTTCGTTTTATGCATCAGAATTGCATCCGGATCGTGATTGATTGCAATATCGACCGATCGCCCCAGCGCCATCTCAATTCCTACGCTTGCCCCACCTCCACCGGCAAAGCAGTCTATTATCAAATCTCTCTTCATCTCTCGCAAGAAGCCCGGTATACCATTGCCCCGGCCGGAGGCTGGCTCCTTTCTTTTTTTACTCAGACAAAAACCACCATGTCTTTTGATTTTTACCGTATCCTGTCTGTGCTGTGTCTACACCGATATCTCTCTTTGCTTTATTGAGATCCGCTCTCTTGATCCCTGTAGCATCTGCCATCCTCAATACCTCCGCGCCATCGATCCAACCACCTGCCAATGTCTCTTTCAAAAAACGAACCGCTTTGTCGTAATCGGTCATCTTTAACACCTGTGCACATTCCTTAACATCTTCCTTTACTTTCTCAAGCTGAAGGGTATTTGCATGTACTTTACTCCAAATTTTCTCGATAAGCTCCCCGTACTCTATAATAGCCTGATGGATTTCTCGCATTTCTTTGTGCAGGTTTTCCAGTATCTTGATTTCTCCCTGTGATCCAGTTGCTTCCTCCTGCTTGATCAGACTCCCCTGTTCCAATCCGAGCAGCAAACACATAAGCCGTTCTACCTCCGCTGGCTGATCCGGATTCTTTTCCATCAAGCCGACGAAGTTCTTGTTCTTCGTCATGTCCCTAGATAAATCTGCTTTTGTCTTGCCCTGTTTTTCCAACTCTAGGCAGAGACGATTATAATCAATCGTTACTTTCTCCATTCTTTTGCTGTACCTCCTATCTATTCCCGATCAACTGACTCTCCAATGCATCCATGTCGTACTGCCGCCGCTCAAAATTGTTATTATTTATCTTCTTTCCTTTTCTTACTCCAAAATCTTTTCGCTTCTTTTCTGTCTTATAGAAAGACTTCCATCCGCTAGCTGTTGCCTTCTTCACGATGGCGATCCGCTCCTCTTCATTATCGCTCAAACTCAACAGATCTTCCCTCAATGCCTGAATCTGTTCCTCTTCAATTTCTCCGAAATTCTTCTTGCGGACAAGAAGATACATCTGGAACGCCCGTTCCAGTTCTGAGGAGAACGCTATATTATCTATATTTTTATTTTCTTTTATTTCTAGGGTACTTTCTTCGGAATTATTTTGATTTTCTTCCGAAGAAATTCGATTTTCGTCTGAATTAATTCCATTAAAGGGTGCATTTAATAAAGACTCCCCTTCCTCGGCTTTTCCGAGGAGCCAATACTGATCTGTATAGAGCCGTCTTTTCATGCGCTTTACTGCTATCTCGTAATAGCGACGCTGAATTCCAACAGAGGTGATGATGTTTTTCGTCATGAGGTCATCATCAAGGAGACCTATCTCAGAGCAAAAGTGCACCACTTGCACGACAGCCTTTTGGCTCTTCACCCACTTGTTCCCGATCATCTTTATGATCATTTTCGATAGCTTATCCAAGGGGATCTCTGCGTAGTATCCGTGCTTGTATACGATACAGAGTATACAGTCATACACGGTCACACCCAGTGGACCATACCGATCCAGTAAATCAAAGATTTTATCATCTTCATAAAAATCTATCATCTTCGGAAAGTAAGTCAGACCTTTTTTATTGGGAGCACCACGTCCCATCAAGATCACCTACCTTCCGTTTGTATATTCCTCAACCGTAATATCAAGCCCTTCCACCGCGGAATAGGCTTTCTTCGCGATCGTGAATACGATCTGCGTATCATCGTGATATGCTGCTCCGTTCAGTGCATCTGCAACAACCTTTACAATATTATCAATATCCGGCTTCTTCAATGGTAGAATATCCCCGGAGAGCATCTGCTGCTGGCGTTTTTTCGATGCACTCTTCGGCGGCTCAAACCTTGCTATGATCCGAAGTGTAACCGGTGTTTCCTTTTCAAATCGGATTCCACCGGATGCCTGCATATACATTGTCTTGATCAAATTCTCATACAGCAGATCATTCTCTGGCGTATACGAAACACAATGCTTCAGATGAGCATTGTAAACAGTACGTGCCCTAGCTTTTCCTTGAGGTTTTCCGGGGACCTGAAATGTGACTGACTGCACGCTTCTTCTCCTTTCCTCGGTGCCAGTAACAAAGACCGACACCGATGAGACCACAGTTTACAAGTTACATGTGACATCTATCATAATTCTTAGGAGATAGCGCTATTACGCGATGATCGTCAAATTTTCTTTGCACGCGCTCGGAAGTGCATGCTCAAAATAATCCTTTATCTTAAGCATCGCTGCATGTTTCCACAATCCGTTATCCGCTTCCACAAGCTTAAACATAGGAGCTCCGTTCCCATCATCCTTAACGCGGAATACATAAAGACTGGATGGTTGATCAATTTCGGCGAATGTCCTGTACGGAATTAGACTCACTGGATTCGGCACCTGTACATCGACACGCTGTACGCCAGTCCTGATCGTTGTTTTCTGTGAAATTCCATCATCTGAATAATCTGCTGTTGTTCCCGCCTGAATATTCCCTGCAACCTGCATAATCAATTTCAGGTCATCGTTCTCCACAAAGTTCGCCTGCAGTTCAATTAAAAAGCGTTCCTGATCATAGTAATTATCAAATCTAAACTCGTTTATGATGGCATCACATACAAAGAGAGTTTCCCTGCGGCGCTCCGCAAGAAGACCGGAGTATAATGTCACTTCCTTCTGGTTCCTGATATGTAAGATCATCTTCTCCCGGAGCTCTTCCTTCTTTCCGGTAATGTAGTCCACCATTGCAGAAAGGGTGTTCACATAGATCGGATCTGCCAGATCTTCCCTGCCGTATCTTTTAAGATCCTTATTGCAGTAGGTCTTCCCCGCAATCTCTGTCACGATCGGCTGCATACTCTCTTCTTTCAGTCCATTCACATACTGTAACGCTTCTTTTAATCCTTCAAACATCTTTCTTATCCTCCTTATGCTTCTCTTGCTTTTCTCAGATCTACTACATTACCGCCGGGTGCCTGTCCGACGATTTCTCCGGTGTCCGTATCAACAACTTTCCCGTCGATCTCCTGAACCGGTACGGCGGGCTGCTGTGCCGTCATATCCTCCATAGACATCTGCCCCGGAATCTGGTTCCCAATCTCACCCACCTCAATCTCTCCGCTCTTCAGATCCTTCCGGATGCCGAGAGCAGTCACAGCTCCAAGCGTCGGTGCCAGCGCAGACTTCGTTGTGATGCTGGTCGTAATAAAATCCCTCTGTTCGTTCGGCTTCATGGTGATTGTCACGGTAATCTTCCGAGCTGTCTTCGCCTCTGTATTCGGATCCGCGATGTTTCTCGCCACCGCCTCCATCTCCCGATTGATCTGCTGGGTCAATTCTCCGTTTGAGAACTGTTCAATGTTAATGTGTTTCATAGTGTTTGTCTCCTTTCTTTATGAATTCATATATCTGTCAATTCCATGTGCCAGATCCGTTTTAGAGCCTTCTTTCCATACATCCCAGAAATTAATTGTGCGGGATTGAGGTCTTTCTTTTGCGAGCTCTACCTTGATCTTCAGCGGAATCGGTACCGCATCCCCGATGACCAGCACCTCTCCCGGACTGAATGTAGTCGTGGAATCGATGATATCCTCATTTCCGTCTGGCAGCATGCCTTTGACCATAGATTTATCTGTCTCATTGTTCAGCTTTGAAACAATGAAGTTTGCACACTGCGCCATGATGGTTTTGTTCAGTTCTGAGGGACGCTGGCTTGCTACAAAAAGCGTCATGCCAAACTTTCGCCCCTCTTTTGCGATGTTCTCGAAGATCTCAACCATACGCCGTTCGGAAGCAGAGAGTTGAAAGTTATTCGGTATATAAACATGGGCTTCATCGCACACCAATGTCACCGGTGTAATTTCTCCACCTCTAAACGTCTGCTGCACTCCGTAAATCAGTTTTGTTACCGCCCCGATCACCGCGATGGCAACATCATGTGGCATATTGGAGAGGTCAATATTTTTGACCGGCTTATCATTGCCAAGGATCTGAACCAGCAGTTCTGCCAGATAACTCTGATCAGCATCCCGAAAGAGAAACGCCAGTCTTGCATCATTTTCTTTTGATTCCAATGTACTGATAATGCTATGAAGACGTCCGTTGTATTCGCCTTTTACTTTCTTAGGCAGTCCTGCATTGGCTCCAGTCTTGTAAAACTCTCCTGTCTCCACCTGCTCCTCATTCAGCCCTTTGAGATAGTCAATCAGTTTTTTATAGCTGAAATAAACCGGCTTCCCTTCATTTCCATCGGGACAGATCTGTTTATAACATTTCCGGAGCGCTGCCATGGCAACCGTGGCTGACTCCTCTTTGATCTTCAAAATATTTGAGACCATATCCGAAAATCCGAACATCCAGATTGGAAACGGCATTGCTGAACTAAATGAAATATTCCGGGCATATGACAGCTCCCCGTATTCCCCATGAATGTCAAACATTATAATATTCGCCCCCGGTAGCTTGCTTGTCTCCTCTAGAATCTTGGTCACTGTCTCCGATTTTCCAGAACCGGTATTTCCAACAATGCAGGAATGCCTCTGAAAGAAACGGTTGCCATCTACCCATGCCGGGCAATGATAAACGGCATATTTTCCGATACAGAACCCGCTGTCCGGTCGGCTGATCATCTTTGAAAACTCTTCTCCATCAATCTCACGGGCGGTGATATCTGTTGTAGGATACTGATCCAAAGCCTTACTGAATCTTCCATTATGGACACTCCCAATAATCGAGCACTCCACCACTTTGATGCTTGCCCCTCCCAGTATGAAATCATCATCCGAAATACCTGCTTCTGCATCGTTATCTGTCACTGCCGTCACCATCGTAACCAGCTCTGCTGTCCCATCTGTAATAGAGATTAGGTCATTGATCCTGACATTGCTGAATTCCTGCTGATCCGTCCGGATCTGTACTTTGTCGCTCAAAATTTTAATTAACTTCAACTCTATAATCCCTCCAATAGCTCACTATAATTCCTGATACGAGCTTCCTTAACGCTCTTGCAATAATCACATTTCCCGCAGTATACCGGCTCCTCCTGGCCATATTTCACACGTGCATAATGTTCAATGTTTTGCTCAATCTCACGCAGTGCAATATCAAGCACCGGCTGCGTAATCTGGAAGATATCCAGATCAATCGTCCGCTCTTTCGTAGCTACGGCCAAATAGAACGGCAACTGTTCTCCGGTAACGAGCTCCACACCTTTCTGATAGACAGCTCCCTGCAGGTCATACCGCCACAGAGGAAGGGTCCGGAATTTCTGCACTACTTTCAGATCAGTAATGCAGATTCCGGGAAGATAGCTGTCCATCTTCATCTTCCACGGATACCCAAACAGTTCGAAGGTCATAATCCTTTGCTTTTCTCCCGACATAAACCGCAGGAATGTATCGTCCTGATTTATTCGTGCAATGATTTCATTCGCTTTCTTAAATTCACTGCGTAACTCCTGCTTCTGTGTAAACACGGCTGGATGCTCGTTTATAAACAAGTCTAATGTTCCTTCAAAATAGGAATCTACAAAAGATCCCGTCAGCATGGCACGTGTCATCGCTGGCTTATATTCACCACGAAGCTTCGCCATAGCCATAGCCTCGCATTTCATAAAATCTTTGTATTGCGATACAGAGAAATACTGCTGATCCGTTTCGGGGGAATAGTAATTACTCTGTGTCAGCCTCAGCTTTCTTTGTATTCTCATCATTCTTCACCCCTCGTTTTGCCGTGGAACTTTTTCCGTCCTTCTGCTGATTTGCAAACGGATCTTTTACCTCTCTTTCAGTCTCATTGCCTACAAGTGTCGATAGTTCAAAGACATCCTCACGTTTTGCCATGCCATCTCGCAGGGATGTATAGACTTTCTTTAACCGGACAAGATCTCGCATACTGAACGCTTCTGATTTACAGCCAATGTACTTTTCGATTGCATCCAATGGTACTCCAAACTCATTTTGAAAAATTGCTGCCATATCTCGTACTAGATCAATCAACGGTTTTTTCTCTCCATTTATAAGCGTGTCCTCGCACTGTTTAACTGCTGCTTCAACAACATCACCGGGAATAATCCCCAAAATACATGAACGCAGCCGGCGTGCTCCCTGATTTGCAACCATTTCGTAAACATCTCTCGGATCCGTCAGCGGGACATTTCCCTTCTTTGTTCCGCGAACATGCGGAACACTAAATATTTTGACCTGACGGGTATTTGTCTCCAAATCCCACGCATAGGCCATAACCTGTGACTCCCCATTTTTCTGCTCCAATTCCGTAATTCCAAAATCAATATTTCCCCAGTTCTGCGCCATTGCTTCGGCAAGACGGATAGAGGGCCCGGAAACTTTTGTTCCCCCACGTGGATATTCATACATTGCGCTCTCTGCAAGAGATTTCCTTTTACAAGACTGCATAATCCGGTTAAAGCTTTCTACTTCATCTCTTGGAAAACGCTTTGCGATCACCATAGCGCCCTGCACTTCCTGAGCCTGCCGGCTGATCATCATTTCTGTCTGTGTATTTCGACTTACCATTTCTCCACTCTGTTGTGTTGCTACCTCATACATTGTCCATTTCTCCTTTTCTTCAAATGATTACATATGTCAAATCTGTTCCTTCTATATGTTCTTGCGCTAGCTGTACTGCCATCTCGTACCCTTCTGAAGTACAACCCATCCAGCCGTCCGAACATCGGATGATATAGATTGTTTCCAGATCAATCATCCCCCTTTATCCAGTTGCCGGAATAAAACCACTCTACCAGCTCAAGCGCCGCAAGATGGAAGTTCTCGGCTTCCCGGAAGATCTGCATTGCAACATCCTGCTCTTCCTCTGTTCCGGAATAGATACGATCGCATGCATATGAAAATGCATCTTCTTCAAGAACTCGTTTTTTGGATTCCGGTCCGATACCTATGTACATCTTTACCTCCTTGTGTTAATATAAAATAAATTAATTACCAGTGCGCCCTGAGGTTGCCGCCTCATTTGTGGGCGCTCTTTTTATTTCACAGCTTCTGTACACGACTCTATCATCGCACACAAAAGGACTGTGAAGCTTGATCACTCCGTTAGCTGCCGTCAGCGTATGACCACCGACCGACAACTGCTCTTTATTTCCGTAATACTCATACTTCCCAAAATCCGCAATATCCTGCGGCGGAATCCCTGTCTCTTCTGACAACATTCTTTTTAGTTTCGTCTTTCCGAGCTTCATTTCCATTCGCCTCCTTTCAAATCGGTCCTGCCTGCAGGATGTAAATAATCACAGCCATCACCGCGTTTAACATCATGCTTGCAACTGTTACCGCGATCAGTCCTCTTGCAGCATTGTCTCTTTCTTTTCTTTTGTACCGGATCTTTTGCTTCTCCTGCTTGCGATCCGCTTCCGGAAAATTTCTCCGCTCGATTGGGATCAGTGACAGCTCCGGCACTGCCGGTAATTTAATTTCTTCCATGCTTGTCCTTCCTACCGCTTACGCGGTTTTCTCTATCGTATATTCAATTTCGGCTTTCTCCTGCTCTGCCAGAAGTCCGATCAGCACCTCCATGATTTTTTCTATATTCACTTACACCACCTCTCTAAAGCTTATGAAACACTGTTTGTACTTGTTGCGTTGTCCTATGATTCTTTGGTATAATCTTCCTAACAAATGATGAAAGGAATGGCTGTTGTGAAAAAAACATCTAAATTTACAAAAGACATATTGACTGGGATAATTACTGGGATAGTATCTACTCTGATTATTTCATGGTTCATTACTCCGTTAACAAATTTGATTTTTCCAAAGGTCATAGTTTTTTTAGAAAATATTTCCATGCCTTTTGTTGACTACTTATATCGTTGTGCAGCCACTTATACTATTGAACGAACCGGACTGCTCAATCTTACCTTTTCGTCCACTTGTACTTTATTTTGCATATTTTCATCTACTTTTCTTTTCTCTTCTATAAAAAGCGAGACTCAAGACAAATTAGATAAAGTTAATAACCTTCTTGATCCACCTAAAGAGATGTCGAGTAATCAAAGATTGCAATCCTTAAAAGAGGACAAACGATATTTTCAGAAAACATTGAAACTATATAAGAAACTATCTACTGCCTATTTAGTTTCTATATTGCTTACTTGTATCATGATACTTTTTTCTGAAATGGCTCAAATATATGAAGCCTCTATATCTACAGTTACACGCACAAATATCGAAATAGTCTCGCCATATATTTCAGATCAGGAATATAAACAATTAAAATCCGATTTCTTTCTCATCAAAACAAAAGATGATTACGATAATCTGCAAAAGGAACTAGAGATAATCTCTGAAAATAATCAAGTAGATTTAAAAGAATAGCCATTTCCCAATCTCCCAACCTATAATCGCCCATATACAGTGCCATATTGTCCTAAATGTGTCACTGTATTTTATTTTGTTCCACAGTTTTTTCGTATTCACACCTCCTCTTTTGGTTCAAAGTCCTTTTTATCGGACACCTTTCCTGTTACACTACTCTAGGAAGTACTCGATAGATACTCCGAAGTAGTCGTCCTCTTCTTGTTGTGATATACTGTTAGTAAAAACTGAAAGGACGTGATTTTCTTGCTTACAAATGAAGCTAAAACCATTCTTGATTATCTGATTTCCACATTTCCGAATTATGAATCATCCATGATGAACTTTTCTGTAATATCAGAAAATACCGGATTAATTCTTCCCGTTGTCGATTCAACATTGAAATATCTGGAATCTTTAGGCTATGTGAAAATCAAGCGCTATAAAAATGGAGGTTTTGTGCAGGATGTTACTCACCAAGGTATGCATTATAAGGAACTTGAGTCTGTTTCAACAGCTACCGCACAAACTAACATTTTTAACGCTCCAGTCACTGGGTCTGCTATCGGCAATGCTGGTGTCGTAACCATCAACAACGGTATCTCTATTGATGAAGCCTTGTCTTTCATTCGTGCGCAAGACATTTCAACAGAAGATAAAACGGAAGCAGAAAAAATGGTTACATACATTGAGACCTTAACCGAAAATGAAGCCCCTTTAAAAAAGGGATTCCTCGCAAAGTTCAGTGACATATTGGCTAAACATCGCTGGCTTCCTGAAGTCGCTATGAAACTTCTTTTTAAATACTTAACGGAACAATAGCTTTATAGGGTTCTTCACGAGTAATGCACAGACCGTATTTTCCACTATCAAATTTAAAGGAAAATGCGGTCACATTATTTACTTCCTTACCATTTATCAGCATTATTCCTGAATCAACATCAAGAAAAAATGATTTTAAATCTGTGGATTCACCATCCTTTGCTACTATCTTTAATGGATGCCCACACTTATGACAAAATTCATCATTTGCTCTAATTCTTGACTCTGTTCCGCATCTTGGACACTTCACCTCATACCACCTCCTCTTCTGGTTCTGTCTGAAACAGATAGTCAAATTTAACGTGGAAAATCTTGCATAATCGTTTAGCTTCCAATGCGGTAAATTTTCCTGTTTTCTTTTTGTTCTCATACGAAACCCTTGATATGTTTAGTTTTTCTGCCATTTGTTGATTCGTATAAGAATTTCTTGCTTGTTCAGCCTCCAAGTTTCTGAACATATTTCTATCTCCTTTCTTCTTCATCGTTTGCATATCGCAAACCATGATTATAATATAATTGCTTTTCGCAAACTTGTCAATACTTTTCTTTTCATTTTGCAAACTTTTTTGTTGACTTTTTTCATTTTGCAATTATAATCATAGGTAACAGGAGGTATATACGATGGGTGAGAATTTCAACGAAAACTTAAAAGAGGCACGAATCAAATCAGGTCTTTCACAAAAAGAGGTTTCCGAAAATATCGGTGTTGCAAAATCAACTTATTCTTTATATGAAAGTGGAAATAGAGAGCCGAACGTGAATACGATAAAAAAAATAGCTGATGTACTTAATGTATCTGCGGATACGTTACTAGGAATAGACGAAGAACCGACTACTATGGCCGCCCACTTTGACGGTGATGAATATACAGAAGACGAACTTGACGAAATCCGCCAGTTCGCAGAATTTGTTAAGAACAAAAGAAAATAGCTGTCCATATTAAAGAACAGCTAATCATATATACTAGAGCGGGAGGTGTTTACATGAATACTTTTGAACAGCTTGAAGAACAAGCCTGCAAGGACGGTATAGATATTATAGAACGTAAATTTAATAGTGAACGAATAAAAGGATTGTATTGCAGTGGCAACATTGCTTTATCTGATAAATTAGAAACTTCAGCTGAAAAAGCCTGCGTCCTCGCGGAAGAACTGGGGCATTACCATACAACTGTCGGAGATATAACAGATTTATCCGACCCCCAGAACCGCAAACAGGAACGACAAGCAAGGCTTTGGGGGTATAACAAACTGATCGGACTGACCGGAATTATACAAGCGTTCCGCGCCGGATGTCATTCACGGCATGAAACAGCGGAATATCTAGGCGTAACAGAACAATTTTTACAGGAATGTATCGACTGCTACACAGAAAAATACGGAGAATATACGAAGATAGACAATTACATTATCTTCTTCATTCCAAATCTGGCAGTCATGGAAGAGGTATAACCGCTACGGCGATTATATAAAGTGGTGTTTTCTCGGAACAAATACAAGAGAAAAGAGGAAAAAATTTATGGGATTAAGGTTTAGAAAAAGTGTAAAAATTGCCCCCGGGGTAAGACTTAATGTAGGAAGTAAAAGCGTTGGAATCAGTGTCGGAACAAAGGGATGCAGGTACTCATTAAACAGCAGTGGGCGAAGGACTACTACAGTTGGAATCCCTGGCACTGGTGCTTATTATAGCCATTCATCCTCTGGAACATCTCGCTCTTACAATTCGCCTGCATACTCTCAACGCTCCGCTATACAACAGCAAAGACAACAGGCTAAATTGGAAGCATTGCAGGCAAACCAATTAGAGGTACAAGAATACGAAAATTACATTGAACTAATACAAAACGTGCATAGAGAATGCGAACCACCTATGCGTTGGACTAATATAGCCAATTCGGCTGAGCCTTTCAGCAAAGATGGAATTGGTCCCGAAGAAAGCCAAGCTACACTAGCTTATAAAAACTTCAAGCCTACTTTTATGGAAAAAATCTTTAAAGCGAAGGGTGAAAAACGGAAATCGGAATTAGAAACTCAGATAATAGAAGCCAGAAATAGAGATGCTGAAACATACAAAACTTGGGAGGAAAGTGTTGATTTTGCAAAGAGAATTTTATCTGGCGATGTAGATGCCTATTATGAAGCGATTACTACATCCAATCCTTTTGAGGATTTAGTAGAATTCGGAAGCGGATTTGAATTTGGCACAGATATTCCAGACGCAATCGAAATAGAATTCACGGTTAAATCTGAAAAAGTTATTCCAGAAAAATCCAAATCACTAACTAAAACAGGAAAGGTTTCTGAAAAGAAATTAACCAAAACTGCCTATTACGATATGACTCAGGATTATGTATGCAGTTGCTCTATCAGACTTGCGCGTGAACTTTTTGCTCTGTTGCCTGTAAACACCGTATTGGTGCATGCAACTGATCGTATTTTAAATACTGCAACAGGACATTACGAAGAACCAACCATTCTCTCTGTACGCTTTACACGGGATAGATTTATGACAACTGATTTCAATAATATTGATGCTTCTAACTTTACCGAATCATTCGACCATAACATGAAGTTTAAAAAAACAGGTGGTTTTAACCCCATTGAAAGATTGATCTTATAGATATAACCCGCCCCGGCATTCCCCGAGCCGCCGGGGCATTTACAAAAGAATAATGTATTTACCCGGGTAGCTGGAGGACGAGCTCCCACCCATTCCGAGAATCCTGTGGAGGGGGTGGTAATTATGAGTACATATGAAGAACTCAGTTTGATCGTAAGCATTGCGCTTTTGGTTGTAGCCATTCTGAATTATACGCATAAAAAATAGCCGTCCTGCCCTGACAAAGCTGACGACTATTTCTTATAGTTTTTAAGTTGCGCCGGAGCGGGTGAGGTGCAGTCACCTTCCGGCTATCCTGTTAAGTACATTATAGCAAATGTACCATAAATGTCAAGAACCGCCCCTGCGCCAACAGGAACGGCTCTGGGATATATCCGAAGATATACACCTAATCAACGAAAATATTGTATCATCTTCGGAACAGTCACGCAAGCCGGAACACTCGTTCCATGCTGGCTGTTATTTTTGTATCCTCGTCCCTATGCATGTGCCGAGGATTGAAACATACAAATGAATAAAGGAGATGATAACATGTCGGAAAAGATCAAACGCTGTGCGATCTATATCCGTGTCTCAACTTCAGAGCAGATGATGCACGGAAAATCCATAGAAGCTCAGCGTGAATACCTTGCATGCTATGCGAAAGATCATGGAATGATTGTTACCGGTGTCTATGCGGATGAAGGTAAAACTGCAAGAAAAGAGCTCAAGAAACGAAAAGCAATTCATGCTCTGCTGGAAGACGTAAAGGCCGGAAAAATTGACGTAATTCTCTTCTGGCGGCTGGATCGCTGGTTTAGAAACATGTCCGACTTCTACAAAGTACAAGATATCCTGGATGAATATGGAGTATACTGGATATCTGCCTCAGAACCGGGCATCAACATGGAGACTAGGGACGGCCGGCTGCAGCTCAATGTTGTGCTGTCAATCGGACAGAACGAAGTAGATACAACATCCGAGCGTATCAAATTCGTGAACGAAGCATCTATTCGGCAGGGAAAAGTCATTTTTGGAGAAAACAATATGCCGCGCGGTTATAAGGTGGGAATCGTAGATGGAAAGAAATGTATGGTCAAAGATCCGGAACAGGAAGAGATGGTAAATGCGTTTTACGATTACTTTGAAAAACACCAGGCTAAGCAGCAGACTCTTCGGTTTATACAGCGTAACTACGATCCCGCTTTTTCTTACGGTATGCTGCGCACCATGCTTTCCAGTGAATTTTACAAAGGTACATACCGCGGGATTCCATACTGCCCCGCTTACCTATCAGAGGAACGATGGGCGCACATCCAAAACATCAGCAAAAAAAGTATAAGACGTACACGATCCGGAAGGGTCTACTACTTTACCGGACTAATCCGATGTCCGCAATGCGGACAGATTTTATGCGGAACTGGCTGCAAATCCGTTGTAAACAGAAAGACTGGAGAAAAACGAGACTACTGTTACTACAGATGCAACAGGGCAATGATTGATCGAATCTGCACAAATCAGCATCGAGTAAGCCAAAATCTGATTGAAAGCTACCTTTTAGATAATCTAGAGAATGAGTTTAAAACATACAAAATCCGTGTAGAAAACGTAAAGCAGCAAAAAAAGAAAGCGCCGCCGGTCCGAACAGAAAAACAGATCGACAAGGAACTGGATCGATTAAATTTACTCTTTCAGAAAGGAAGAATCGAATGGGACTATTATAGCCGGGAATACGACTCACTGGAAAAAGAAAAAGAAGATTTAAACTCCGTAACCGTTGATCCCGAGCCTGACTACTCATTTATTGAGACGCTCCTTCAGCAGGATATCAGGGGTATTTACAGATCATTGACACCTGAGAACAAAAGAGCCTTTTGGAAAAACACGATCCGGCAGATCTATTTAAAACCAGATTATACGATTGACTATGTTGATTTTATTTAATCTGTCTGTGCCTAAATTGTCATCCCCGTTTGGAGCCGATAAAACAATGACTGCCGTTATTTCCGGAGAAGCCGATATTGGATTTATGGGATCTGAAGCTTCCGTTTATATGTACAGCGAAGGAGCTTCCGACTATGTCGTTAATTTTGCACAGCTCACACAGCGAGCCGGAAACTTTCTCGTTGCACGGCAAGACAACGAGCATTTTCAGTGGGCAGATCTCAAAGGAAAAACTGTTCTGGGCGGTAGAAAAGGCGGCGTACATATATTAATGTAA